CCGACCGATTTCCCGCCGATTCCCGGCACCCAGTCGGGGATCTTGAAGGAGATTTTGTTGATACCAGAGATCACCCAGTTGAGGCCGTCTATAAGCCCATTCAAAGCACCTATGATCAGGTTCAATGGTGCTTTGGCAATGGCCGCCAAGCCATCGAAGACACTCGAAAAGATGCTCTTGATGCTCTCCCAGGCTCCCTTCCAGTTACCGGCGAAAACATTCTTGATAAAGTTGATCACGCCGTTGAAAATGCCGGTAATGGATGTCCAGATGTTTTTGAAGTTCTGGAAAAATGCGTTCAGGCCGTTCCCCAGCACTCCGAGCGTCTGCGTCCAGTCCTTCGACCAGAGTTTTTTGAAGAAGTTGGTGAAGGTCTCGAAGATCCTCTGCGCTCCGTCGAATACGCCGGTAAAGATCTGCTTTACACCTTCCCACGCTCTCTTCCAGTCGCCGGTGAAGATCCCGCGGATGAAGTTGATCACGCCGTCCAGAGTGGTCTTGATGGCCGTCCAGATACCCGAGAAGATGCCCACGAAGACATTGATGATGTCACCCAGGAAGCCGAACTGCTCCGAGAAGTCCTTGCAGAAGATGTTCTGAAGGAAGTCATCGACCTTCTGGAGAAGGGCCTGGATCTCGTCGCCTTTGGTCGCTATTAGAGCCACCAGCCCCACGATGGCCGCGATCAGCAGCACGATGGGATTCGCGATCAGGAACTGTAGAGCCGTAGACACCGCACCGATTGCAGTGGAAATGCCCGAAATAAGGGATGCCAGAGGAGAAATGGCCGCGACCACCGCTGCGACCGTCAGGATCGTCTGCAAAGTGTCTCCGTCGAGCGTTCCTATCCACTCCACCAGCTCCCCGATTTTCTCGACGATCACTTCGATGGTGGGAGCCAGCTTTTCCAGTAATTCAGCACCGACCTCGGCAAGCGTCGCGAGGGAGGTAGCCTTCAGCTCGTCTACCTTGTCCTTGGTTTCGACCATCGCGGTCAGAGTCTCACCGGAGAGGATCAGACCGGCATCCTGTGCGTGTTGGCCGAACTCTTGTAACGCAGCACCTCCATCGTCAATGATCGTGGCAAGCGTGTCGGCAGACTTCCCGAAGAGGTCCATAGCAGCAAGGTCTCTTTCGGTCTCGTTCCCAATCTGGGACAACGCTCCGAGGGAATCAAAGAAGATGCTCTCTAAATCCCGGAAGGATCCGTCCGCGTTCCGCACAGACACCCCCAAAGCCTCAAACGCCGCAGGGTTGCTGCTGAGCTGCTTCTTCATCTTCGCGAAGGAAGAAGCCAGCTCCTCGGTGGACACATCCACCATGTCAGAAGCATAGGCAAACTTCTGCAATGTGTCCGTAGAGATCCCGGTCCGTTTCGAAAGTGTCATGAGTTCATCCGCAGAGTTCATCGCGGATACTCCGGTCGCCAGCAGTCCACCGGCCACGGCTGCACCGGCAGTGCTCAACGCCTTGGTCTTGCTGGCCACATTCTTCGCGCCCTGGGCGACCTTATCCGTCGCGGCCTTGATCTTGTCGAACGCAGATACTGTCTTGTTCGCTTCGTCGGTCAGTTTCTTCAAACTGTCCTCTGTCGCGATGATCTCACGCTTCAGGGCCATGAACTGCTCGGAGTTCTCGTCCACGCCCTGGGACTTCATTGTCTCCTCGGCCTGCTTCAAGGTCTTCAGCTTGTCATTCGTCTCACCGATGGCCTGACCGAGGAGCTGCTGCTTCTGGCGCAGTAGTTCTGTATTCGTCGGATCCAGCTTCAGAAGTCTTTCCACATCCTTCAGCTGTGTCTGAGTGTTCTTTATCTCCTTGTTGGCATCGTTCAGGGATTTAGTCAGCCCTGTAGTGTCGCCGTCAAGCTGGATTGTGATTCCTCGTACCTTTGCCGCCATGTTATCCTCCAAAGAATGACTTTATATCCTGTTGCGTTGCTTCAAACGGATATTCTTCCCGGTCATTCCCTTCCTCGGTGAGCATATCGAAGACCATGCCCATCGTCATACTGCTCAGAGCCTCGTCGGACAACCCGAAATGCGCACACCTCAACATGAAGATGGCTCCATTCGGCTCTCGCGTGGTTGCCCTTATTTTTTTCGAGGCACTGAGGTCGTTTTGTTGTTCGCCGTCCAGAGTTCGAGGATCGTCGGGAGGATCTCGTAGACGGAAAAGACTCCGTCAAGGGAGTCCAGCCATTCTTCGGGCGTTTCCCCGACATTCTCACCGCCGTGCTTCAGCATGATCCAGGAGATGTTCTCGAAGATCTCCAGGTCCACCATGTTCAGCTCGGCTGCTTCTCTCTCTTCGTCGGTCGCGTCTTCCGGGAGGTCGTGGTAGGTCTTGTATGCCTTTGTCAGCTGCTTCATGTCCTTGACCATGTCGCGCCCGAAATACGCTCTGTATAGTTTCGGAATCAGGGCAGAGCTTTTCAGTCTCGCCGGTCTGCCCTCGATCATGATTGTCTTCTCGATCATTTGCCTCCTCCTTGTAGAAAAGCGGGGAGGTGATGAGCCTCCCCTTCAAGTTATGCCAGCGTCGTGTTGACCGTGCTATAGAAGCTCGTGTAGGTGCCGCTGGGCGTGTCAGCCGTGGTCTTGTAGTAGACCTTGCCATTGATAACAGATGCGCTGGTCGGATCCACGACAGGCATTACCGTCAGGTCGCAGCTCTGAGTCTGGACATCCGTGCTCTCAGCCTTCGTAGCAGAAGCCACATCGGGACGAGATGCCACGCAACGGTAGAAGCAGATTCTCTCGGGACTCTGGTCGCCGTCGATCTCGAACATCAGGGCGAACTCCGCAGGCTGGACATTCACATCCTCGATCAGCAGCTTGCCGGTCGTGGAGATGCTCTGATTCCAGAGATCCTGACGCATCTGAGCAGGGAAGTCGGCCATCTCCAGTGTCCCGGTGTAGCCGTTATTCCCCGCGAGGTGATAATACTTCACATCATCGGCATAGAAGTCCGTGTCGCTGCCTTCGTGGGCCAGGGATACCGAAACGGCACCCGGGACCGCTTTAACCGTGCCCCAGCTCGGCACACCGGTGCTGGAGTAGGTAATCAGGGCGTAGTGGACATTCTTCAGACCGAAGTGAACTTTATTGGCAGTCGCCATATTCAAACCTCCACATGGTAGATAACTTCATACGCATCCTCGTCATCGAGGTGCGTTTCCTCTTTGTTCCAAAAAAGTTCCAGACCGTCGAGGGCGTTTTCTACTGCGCTCTCAGCGGTCTGGTCCTTGGTCTTCGTGAGCAGTTCAATTGCCACATTGTTCCGTTTGTGATAAACCTTGTTGTCCGCGCCGAAGTTGTCCGAAGGAGTCTCAAAGTACACCATGTACGGCATGGCCGGTGCCTTCCCTTCCGGGTAGCTCCAGTACGCCGTCGGATATACCGAACTCAAAGTCGTGTAAAGCGTATCAAGTGTCATTTTCCAACTCCTTCGTCAGTTCTTCCTCGTAGATGCGCTCCGCATCCTTTTCAGCCGGTTCGATATGTGGGAAGGCTCGTGCCTGCCCCACGGTCCGACCGCCCGAGACTATCGGATGGCCGAACTCCAGAAGATGCGCGAGACCGGGCTTCTTGCCGTTGTAGATCACGGTGTTTGCTCCGGTCCGGGTCTTTTCCGTCTTTGACTTCCAGCCCTTCGCGTATTCCTTCTTGTTCTTTCCGGGTGCCGAGTTCTTCAGGATCTTCACGACCTGCTTGCCGGTGGCCTTCTGAGCTGCTTCGATAGATCCCGGAAGCATCCCGGCATATCGGTCCAGCTCATTCATCACCAGCTTCTCAAGGTCGTCTGCCGATCCTTTAACCATCGCCGCGTCTCCTCTCGCAGTACAGTTCAGCCGTGTCCGTTCTCCCGCGGTACACTCTGTAGATGCTATACTGGACACCGTCCAGTTCGAGGTTCTCTTCACCTTCGTAGTCCGGTCCGAACATCGTGACCTTGATCTCGGGTGAATATCCGTTCTGCCCACCGGCAAAAAACTCATTCGCCGTGACAGAACTCACGGAGCCGTAGACAGGTCTCTTGGTGAGCGTGGTCTCCCAGTCTCCCATTGTGTCCTGGGTCTGCGTGGGAACCAGCAGATAAAACATCACTGACTTGTCCATACCGTGTACCCCGAAGCCATTCCCATCTGGGCCTTCTGCTCGTCATAAGACTTCTTCAATCTGTCGTAGTCATCAGGCTGGCCGAAGTTCAGTCGGCAGTAAGTGATGACCGCCCTCTTGACGAGCGGATCTCCAGTGTCCGCGTTCTGGATCCCGGCCAGCTTCATGTCTAACAAAGCCGCCACGATCAGGTCTGACAGTTCTTCATCAAAAGCGTCAGTCGTGATTCTCAGTGCCAGCTTCACCGCTGCCAGAATCTCCATGTCCATCCTCCTTTTGTGACAAGTAAACCGACTCCGTGATCGTTCCGAGACCAACATGGCCCATCTTGATCGTGGAGTCGCACCACAGTTCCGCGCCGCACTGTGTAGCGCGACCACAGAAGCTCAGGTCCTCACCGAAGCCCAACATCGGGGCAAAAGGCAAGCCGAATTTCCCGGCGACCTTGTTGATCAGGTCCACCGTCATCATCACACCGCCGAAGCCAGCGGCTTCGATCTTGAAGAGGTCGTCCCTCGGGTAATCGTCGTACCAGACGGCCACCGGTGAGACAGATCCATCTTCCCCTTCGTAGTATCCGCACTCTTTGTAGAGGACAGGACGGACCGGAGCTTTCCGGGTGAAGTACAGGCCGGTGACAAAGTCTTTCCCCTCGTCCAGTCTCGCGGATAACCGCTCCATCAGATCGGGATCAAAGACCATGTCACTGTCAAGCCAGAGCACTCTGTCAAAGCCTTCCTTCACGGCCCGCCGCGCCATTGTGTTCCGTGCGTCATAAATGAGAGACGAGCAGGAGATCGTGATCTTCGTCTCTCCTACCCGCCTCATTCCTAATAGACTCTTCATGAACTCGGTGTGAACCATGTCCATGCAGGGTATACAGATTAGTGTTTTCATTCAGCTTGCCTCCTCCGATTTCAGGTCACTCAGAAAGTGATCTTCGTGAACGCATGGTCCGCGACGGCACCGAGCGCGATGTACTCGCGACCGACCAGCTTGACCAGGTCTTTCTCGGCCAGGGACAGATCGTCGTACTTGATGGTGATCTCGTCGCCGTTCGGGAAGTTGGCCTGAGCACCGAAGCCGAAGTCACCGACGATGGCCCAGGTGGAGCCAGCCGTGCCGGTCGTGCTATAGGTCGGAAGGGTGTTGTCAAAGAACACTCTGCATCCCTCAAACGGATCAGCCGGGAAGTTGCCCTGATAGTAGGCAGCCTTGAACTGTGCCCAGGTGCTCTTGTTCATAACGATGCTCGGATTGTTGGCTTCGTCAGACAGTTCACCGATAGCTTCAGCGATAA